AGGTGGCTTAGTTCTAAAAATTCCAATCCAATCTGCTTCTGAATCATCAAGGAATTGAGCAGGAAGATTGTCTTCTAACCACTGAACTGCTGCTACATGATTTGAATTATTATCGTCGTAAAATTTGAAAAAGTTATGAAGATCTAAGGTCATCATTCTCTCCTAAGTACTCTAATGAATAGATATCATGATCTGAAATATTCGGATTCAACCATTCACTAAACTCAGATTGAATCGCATGGGCATTTTCAATATCTTTTTCAGATAAAGTATGAATACGATCAATTGCCCAATCATGTGTATTCCGAAGAGTTTGTTCCAAAGTTGCCATAATCTTTTCGCATGTAGCGACCTAGAATATTGCTATTGTAGTACGCTGGTCCCCCATCGTCAAGAGACTCTTTCAACACATTATTTAGGAAAAGTTGTTTTGTTTCTTCATAGTTACAGTCACCTTTTGTGTTATGAAGACTTAATATTTCTCTACTGAAGATCTCTTTTCCATACTTTTTAATATCTTCTTTTAATTCCGGACAAGAACCATAATACTTTTTCCAATCTGATTCTTGTTTTATTCTTCTCTTTTTTCCTGGAGGAGTTCTATAAGACCACAGATACTTTCTTCCAATATATTTTTTACCGGTGGTCTTATTGGTAATCAAATAAACAAAACCAAAGTAATCCCCAATATTATCAGTCTCAAAAACTTGGCTTTTATACAACCAAGGATTCTCATAGCTCATATCATAATCTTATAGAGCTATTATTTATCTTCAAAGGAGACAAACCTATTCTAGGTATATTCCAATGGTTTTGTCAAGCCCTTGATAAATATCTAATAAAGACTTATAATAATGACAGTTTACGTCAGAAATTTTGTAATTAATCAAGGTGTTGATTTTTCACAAAATTTGAATTTTGAATCAACTTCAGATGTGCCAATAGTTTTGTCTGGATATGCAGCTTCTTCATATATTAGAAAACATCCGGAATCTAGAAATATTGTCGCTGGGTTTGGAATAAGTTTTAGCAACCCATCCGCTGGAGAGTTAACATTATCTTTGGGATCTACTATAACAACAAATATTAAAGAAGGAAGATATGTCTATGATGTTGTCCTCAAAAATAATACAACTGGAAAAAAATCTGTAATTATGGAAGGTATGATTTTTGTAAGATCTGGAATCACCGCATAAGAAAAAATGGCAATTTACATATCAAATCTTGTAGTATACACCGACGTAGATTTTGAACAAACATTTGAACTAACAAATGTTGATAATTCCCCTCTTAATCTTGTTGGATATACTGCTTCATCAAAAATAAAGAAGAATAGCGATTCCGATTCTTCTGTATCATTTACTGTTTCTTTTCCGAATCAAGAAACTGGAGAAGTTAAAGTAGCATTGGCAGCAACACAAACATCACAAATAAAACCTGGAGTCTATCAATACGACTTAGTATTGATAAAATCAGGTATTAAAACGAGAGCAGTTGAAGGGGAAGTATTTGTTAAAAAGGCAATAACTAGATAATAAAAAAGGGAGAAATTGCCCTCCCTAATATGCAAATTAAAATCAATTTTTTGGTTTTCTATTTGGATTTGGCATATTTGCAGTTCCTGGTCTATCAGTTTTAGACCCTCTACCAGCCCTTCCACCACGTCTTGGTTGCTCACTATGTTGAGGAGTTCCCTCACCATATTGTGAATCTACACCGTGCTCTGTTCTAGATTTTGCTCTTCCTGCAATTTGATTCATGATTGATGCTTTTGATCTTGGATTTTTGAATCCAGGACCTTGAGGCTTATAAGTTGTTTTTGCCCCTGGTTCTTCTGCTTTTTCACTTGCTCTTCTTGCAAGTTTTTCAGTCGTTGTTTCTTCTACGATATTAGTAATCATTTCGACATCCATTTGTGACATAATATATTGAGCTTCGGAAATTGTTTCAGCCTGCTCAGTATCAAGCAAGTATTCCATAACTAAATCATAGATATCATTTTCACTATATTCATAATGTGCATTTTGAAGACTTGGCAATTTGGCGCCAGTTGCTTTTGGTTCTTGTCCTTTTGGATAAACTGGAGTTCCGCCACCCAGTCCAGAACCTGGTTTCATTTTTACTGACCCACCAACATTTTCATCAACATTTTCACCTTCTGGTTCATAAGACATTGTAAGCCCACCCTTTACAACTGATTTTAATGGTTTAGTGCCATGAGAGAACTCTCTGCTTCTTGGTTGAGTTACAGCAGAACCTGATGTTGCAGATCCTGCTGCTTTTGGAGATCCAGTAGATGCTGGTTTTGCACCATGAGTTAATTCAGGTCCTCTCATCCCTGCGGCATTTTGTGCAGATCTCTGTGTCGCCATCGTTGCTTTTATATTACCAAGAGATGGCTCTTCATTAATTGAAGATTCACCAAGTCTTTCAGCAGCTCTACCAGCAGCAGCACCTGCTTTACGTGCCTTCTGGGCAACTACACCAGCAGCGCCTGCTGCCTTACGGAGACCCCTTCCAAGCAGGCTCTTAACACCCTGCTTAACTTCTGCCTTCTTCGCTCTAGCAGCGTCTGTGACCGCTGTAACTGCCTTGCCAGGAGCACTTGCAACAGCACTAGCAGCTTTGCCAACTGCATGAAGAGCGCCACGTCCTGCTCTTCTTGCCTCATCCTTGGCGATTGAACCTGCAATTTCAACACCTGCCTTAATGCCCTTTGCCTTTGTTTTAACACGCTCTACAGCGCCTTTTACCGCTGCCTTACGTGCTGTTGCTTTTCTTCCACCAAGTCTTTCTTTTGCTCTTGCAGTTCTTTCTTCTGGACTCTCAGTATCGCTACCGTAAGTTACTTTTGCTTCTTCAAGTTCTTCGGCATCAAAATAGATTTCTGCCGCTTCTTGAATGGCATTAGTTGCTTCATCGAGAGTATATCCAAACTCTAAACATTCTTCTACTAGTTCTTCAACAATCTCTTCAATCATTTCAGAAGAAATATCATCGTCTTCTTGCTGATAAATTGATTGATATGATTTGTACAAATCTTTGATATCAGATGGGAGCATTTTCTTTATACTTATAGAGATTCCTACGAATATTTATAAAAAAAGAGGGTCCGAAGACCCTCAGTTTACATCATCAGTTTTTTTACCTAACCATTCTGTCTCATAGTCATAATCACCAAACAGAAATTCATCTGCTTCTGCTGCATTCTTATATGCGTTTATGATATCTTGTTCCACCCATTCATCATAATTGGAATCCTGAGAAAGTATCTTTGGTAACATCTTGTTTAATCCCACCTACTATGTATGATTCAACTTCCGTTTCCTGGGGTGCCACTTGAAGTCCCTTAGAAGAAATCCAATGCTCAGTCCAAGGAAGTGGATTATTCTTAGCAGGAATATCATAAAGTGGGCGAAGACCAATCGCCTTCATTCTACGATTAGCAATCCATTCAACATACTGCTGTAACAGTTTGTCATTCAAACCAATCATAGATCCATCCTTGAACAGATACTCTGCCCAAAGTTTTTCTTGATTGACAGCGTTCTCAAAGGTCTTGTAGACCCATTGCTCTTCTTCTTGTGAGATTTTCTTCATATCAGGATCATCACCTTCCTTCCACTTGTTAAGAATGTTTTGAGTGATGACAAGGTGCTGATTTTCATCTCTAGCAATTAGTGAGATGATTTTTGCACTTCCTTCCATAAGTTTGAGTTCGCCAAATGCAAAACTGCAAGCGAAACTGACATAAAAGCGAATACCTTCAAGAATATTAACGTTTGCAACTGCTCTGAAAAGTTTTCGTTTGAGTTCATACCTTTCTGCCTGGGCGTAGGGAACTTGTTCTTGGGCATGTTTCCAAAGTTCAGAAGTCCCATAATGTTGAGCACTATTAATGAAGTCATTATATGCCTCAGTTACACTGACAGCACGTTCCATAATACGATCCTCTTTTAAAATCGTATCAAAAACTTCAGATGGATCTGAATAGACATTCTTGATAATATAGGTGTATGAGCGGGAGTGGATCATCTCCATAAACTCCCAAACCTTCATACATGCTTCCAGTTCGGG